TAAATCTCACCTCTTCTGGGGGAGATAATTACTTGAGAGGATTTATGGGATTCCCCAGAATCCAAGAGATTAGTTCATCTGTTTCTGGCATCGACGCCATGGCCCAAGAACTTTACGACAATAAAGTGTTGTATAAGGGGTATGTTGTGTATGTGATGACCGGGAGCGTGTCTGCCTTAAGTGGCGCGTTTTTCCAGGATAATAAATTTTATTTTAACGAAATGGGGATTTGGTTTCCAAGTCCGTTTATTAGTTCGGAGGCTTAGGAGTAATATATTATGACATCAAAAAGTGCTGATAAAGAAACTATTATCAATTTGCACCCTTCGAATTTGGAAACTGTCGACGGGGCCCTCTTTAGCTGGGTAAACGAGAAGCTCAACGTTTTTGCTACTTCTAATAGGGGATGGGAAAAGGTACCCGTTTTATGGACTTCGGCCGAGCGTGCATACCAGGCGAAAAGAGATAAAGGGCTCAGAGATAAAGAAGGAGCGCTCATCCTTCCCCTTATTACTGTGGAAAGAGTATCTGTGGAGAAGGATTTGGCGTTCAAAGGATCCCTTCAGGCCAACATTTTTCCAGTAAATGATTATAGGGGGGGATCTATCCCCCTTGATCGCGTAATTAATCAAGTTAAAACGAAGAACTTTCAAAATGCCGATGCCAAGAAAGAATATGGGCAATTGAATTTTAAAGTTAAGCCAAAAAATAATAAAGTAGTTTATACTTATCGCTCTATACCTATGCCCGTTTACATTACAGTCATGTATAAAGTTATGCTGAGAGCGGAATACCAACAGCAAATAAACGAACTCTCCCAACCCTTCATGGTGGCAACGGGAGGAATCAATGCTTTCATAATGAGGGAGAAAGGTCACCGATATGAGGGGTTTATGCAATCATCATATGCCCAAGAAAATAAAGTAGCGGATATGTCTGTGGAAGAGCGTATGTATCAGACTACAGTGGATATAAAAGTTCTTGCTTATCTCATTGGAAGCGCCGATAATCAGAAAACACCGCAAATTGTAGAGAGGGAAAGCGTGGTAAAAGTAAAGACTCCCCGCGAGCGTGTTATTTTGGGAGATACGCCTCCCTGGAAGAACGGAAAGTACAGAAGCATGTGAGCCATACAGGAGAATAAAACTGCATTTGCTATTTCTTAAAACTATTTACAAGAAGGTAAAACTGTTATATATAGGTGAAAGGTGAAGATTTTTATGTTCCAAAATTCATTGAGGAGAGCAACGTATCATGTCAGTCAATAAATTTAAGTTTGTATCCCCCGGAGTGTTCGTTTCTGAGATAGACAACTCACAGTTGCCCGCACTACCAAGAGGGGTAGGCCCAGTCGTGGTAGGGAGGTCTATGAAAGGCCCATCACTTCGGCCGATTCAAGTAGATTCTTTTTCGGACTTTGTTGAAACGTTTGGAAATCCCCTTTTTGGTGGCGGCTCTTCTGATGTGTGGCGCGCCGGCCCAAACGTTAACGCGCCTGGATATGGCACCTATGCAGTACAAGCTTACTTGCGCAATGAGAGCCCTCTTGTTTTTGTGAGATTGGCGGGCATTCAAGATTCGGAGGCTACTACGGCTGGAAAGGCTGGGTGGCAAACCAATAGTTCGCCCATGAGCGCAAGCACTGCGGGTGATTATAACGGCGGCGCATTTGGATTATTCTTACTTAAATCTGGAAGCATGACTGGCGTCTCTGGCCTGAATCTTGGAACTGGTTCTTTGGCGGCAATTTTTTATGCACGAACCGGGTCGATTGGCCTTTCTGGAACCTTGGCAGATGGAACTACAGAGGGCGAGGGCACCGCGGCAATGGTCAAGTCTCAAGGCGCCGGCGAGTTTACTGCTGTGATAAAGGGTGCAGATGGTACACAAGCAGATAAAGTAGTTTTTAATTTCAGCGAGAACAGCAAGCTTTTTATTAGAAATGTTTTCAATACGAATCCGGTGTCGATAAACTCGGACACAAACGTGGTTGAAGAAAATCCCAAAACTTATTTCCTTGGCGAATCTTTTGAGCGAAGTATCAGCGATCAGGTGGATAACGGCGATTCATCGCCTCCAGGGTATGGTGTTATTTTGGGGTTAGATTCCTCCTCGTATATGCAGCATCAACAGCGCATGCCGTTGGCGGATGCGAAGACGGGATGGTTTTTCTCTCAAGACCTGGGAACCTCAAGCGCATATGTCCCAACTGCGATGCCCCAATTGTTTAGATTTGTGGGCATCGGGGGCGGAGACTGGGCACAAAATAATTTGAAGATTTCCATAACAAGTATTACGCCATCCAATAACGAAGCCGTACCTTATGGATATTTTACAGTTCAAATACGACAGATAGGGGATAGTGATAATAATCCTAAGCCGATAGAGATCTACGCGGATGTGGATTTAAATCCTAATTCTCCTAATTTTATTTCACGAAAAATCGGAGACTCGTGGACTGAGTGGGACGCGACCGAGAAGAGATATCTTAGTTATGGTGACTATGTGAACAAGTCTCGATATGTGCGCGTTGAATTGGGAAGTGGGCATGGCAAAGATGCCAAGCACCTTCCCTTCGGCATCCTCGGACCTTCCCGGTGGAAGGGGTTTGTGGTTATTTCAGGCTCTAGTACTGTCAAGTCACTAGGCGCCTCGGTGTCCGGCTCCACTGCGAATGCGAATGCTTTTGTTATCGGAGGTGATCAAATAGGCGATTCCTTGGGGAGTTCCAATCAATTTGTGAATTTTGGTACGGCAGCAGCTGGAGCATGTACTGCATCTTTTGAATTTCCTCGGGTTCCCACCAGAACTAATAGTAGCGATGGGGTAATCACCAACCAGAAGGCGGCATGTTTTGGAGCCAGTACCAATATGGTATCCAGCAATCGGCTGGATCCAAGTGTAACAGATATGCTAAGGCGTAAGCCAGGAGGAACCGTCACAAACCACCCTGCAACGTTGCCCGCTGGCCTAGAATATGCCTGGGCCGTATCGCTGGACGACGTGCAGTCGGGAAGTAGCGGAATAATGGCGACATGGGTGAGCGGCTCTCGCGTAGACGGGAACTCCTTTACGGCCCAAGGTGGAACAGACGGATACAAGAAGGTTCTCGATGAGGGATTCAATAGGGTTACGACTGTTTTGAACGCTGGTTTTGAGGGCGTGAATATTCTTGAAAACGAACCTTTTAGAAATCTTAACCTCAAAAACGGAACGACAGCCACAAGTTATGCTTTCGCTTCCGTTGACAGAGCGATAGATACGTGCGCCGACGCTGAAGTTGTGGAGTGTAATATGATGACCATGCCAGGACTGACTAATACGACTCTAACTAGCAAGTTATTAGATGTGTGTGAAGCTCGCGCTGACGCACTGGCTGTTATTGATTTGGAGGGAGGGTATACCCCCATTACAGAAGACGCCAGCATGACTGATAGTGACAGGCTGGGTTCGGTTTCTCTCACAGTCAACAACCTTAATGATAGGAACCTTAACAATAGTTACGGGTGTGCGTACTATCCATGGTGCCAAGTTACCGATACCGTTACAACGGGTGGATCTTTATGGGTGCCACCAAGCGTTGTTGCCCTCGGAACTCTTGCGAGCAGCCAAGCAGCAAGTGAGCTATGGTTCGCTCCAGCTGGATTCAATAGAGGCGGACTGTCCGAAGGAAGTGCTGGCCTGCCAGTTACAAATGTGAGAAGTCGGCTGAACTCTTCCGAAAGAGACGAGTTGTACAATGCCAATATCAACCCCATTGCTCAATTTCCGGCAGAAGGAATCGTGATTTTTGGGCAGAAGACGTTGCAAGTTACACGGTCTGCTTTAGACCGCATTAATGTGCGGCGCTTGATGATTTATGTGAAGCGTGAAATCTCGCGCATCTCGGCCACTCTGTTGTTCGATCAGAATGTATCTTCTACCTGGAATAGGTTTCTGGGAGAGGTCAATCCGTTTCTGGGAAGCATCAAGACTCGATTGGGGCTTACTGATTTCAAGGTAGTGCTAGATGAGACAACGACTACTCCTGACTTGGTAGACAGAAACATTATGTATGCTAAGATTTTCTTGAAGCCTGCACGCGCTATTGAATTTATTGCTCTTGATTTTGTGATTACAAGATCGGGCGCTAGTTTTGAGGATTAATTTTAAAAATATTACTATTTATTAGTATGACTGATTCAATGAGGAGAAAATAGATTATGCCATTCTGGAGTGCAGCAACTGTAGCGGATCCTAAGAGATCATTTAGATGGATTGTCGAATTAGCGGTCAATGGGTTATCGGACCAGATTACTTATATCTGTAAGAAAGTCAATAAGCCAACGATGGAGGTTGGAGAGTCAGAGCATAAGTTTCTCAATCACACTTTCTATTATCCTGGCGGCGTCACATATGATACGTGCACGATCACTCTCGTTGATCCGGCGAACCCCCATTCTACCGAACAACTGTTCAAGTTGATTCAGGACTCAGGGTACCAACTACCCAGTGCTATTGATGATACAATAGCCCCTAACGATCCTCAGGGAATGGCTTCTACTATTAGTAAGAGGTTGGGCATGGGCGCGATAAAGAGATGCGTCATTGTGATGTTAGATGGCAACGGAAATAGAATCGAAGAGACAGAACTCTTCCAGCCTTGGATCAAGAAGGTAGACTTCGGTGGTGAACTAGACTATGAATCAGAAGGTCTAATGGAGATCACCATGGAAATGAGATATGACTGGTTTGAACTGAGAACGTTTGACCAGGAGTAACGAGTAAAGCACAAGCGAGGTTTTAATGACAAGAAGAAATAACGAGGCACGCCTAGGTATGCCCACCCAAGGAGCAAAGCAATCTGCTCCTATGCCACCAGCATTTAACCACACCGCCAATGATGATGAGTCGGAAAGTAGGTTATCGTATATTACTCCTACTGAGTTGGTTGATTTGCCATCTCAGGGGAAACTTTATCCCCCGGACAGTCCTTTGTTCGGAGTGAACGAAATTGAAATTAGAGAAATGACAGCGAGAGAAGAAGATATTCTTACGACGCAATCTTTTATTAAGAAGGGCGTAGTTTTTGATCGGCTTTTGAAAAGTTTGATAGTGGATAAGTCTATTAATGTAGGAGATTTATTGCTTGGAGATAAAAACGCCCTTTTGGTTGCGGCGCGCATTAGCGGGTATGGCGCCATTTATGATACTCACACGCAGTGTCCTGTATGTGGCGCAGAAGAAGACCGTGGATTTGATTTGACTTCGTGCCCCATGAAGTATCCTGTTGATTTAGAAACTACTGAGGATGAAGAGTTGAGGGATTTAGTTACCCTGGGCCCCGATGGCAGATATCTTATTAGGTTGCCGAAATCTGAAGTTACAGTTGAAGTGGTGCTGATCACAGGAAAGCAGGAAACTATTACTGCTCAAGAAAGAGATATGAGAAAGAAGAAGAAGTTGCCAGATCGTCCCCTAACCGATCATCTGAAGAAGGTGATTGTTTCAATCAACGGGGTTGAAAACGTGTCCGAGATCTCTAAATTTATTGAGCAAATCCCGGCATCTGATTCGAGAGTTTTTAGAAGGGTATTTTCTAAGCTAACTCCGAATGTGGAAATGACGCAGGAGTTCGTCTGCGGCGAGTGTAATTACGAACAGGTCCTTGAGGTACCTCTTACCGCCGGGTTTTTTTGGCCTGACGCCTAAGTACATCGAAGGGATATACGAACAATTTCATTCTCTGAAATACTATGGCGGGTGGAGTTTGTTTGAAGCATATAATCTTCCAATACAACTGCGGAATTGGTTTGTATCACGACTGATTAGGCAAATGGAAAAAGAAGCAGAAAGCCTGAAGGGCAAGAAATAAAAGAGCGCGCCGCTCTTTTATTTTTAGATAATAACTATTTATTACATTATGGAGGTTTTATCATGAATGGAAATGATAAAGATTTAAGTCCGCTTGTTGTTGACTTTTCCAAAGCAAAAACTGAAGAGGGAAGATTGGATGAATCATGGTGGCTTACCTTTGGGGCGATTTTGAGATGGATAATGCCATCTCTTTATCGAGGATCAGTACTCCCCCTCACGGTGAAGGGAAGCCCAGCAGAGGTAAAGAGTTTTGCTGATGTATTGTCGAAAGAAAAGAGATACTTGGAGTCGTGGAAAAATAATGGACTCGACACCCCGTCGACTTACAGAGATAAAGGTAAGCTCGATAGAGCCATTTCAACTTTTCAGAGAGTGACTGGACTAAAGTGGCCATTTTCTAGGTGAGCGATAAGGGGAGGGACTGAGGATGTCCAAAGAAGGCGATCTTAAAGCGCAACAAGAAGAAATTGAAGCTAAGAAAGCGAAGATCAACCGCCAGGCCCGCCGCGCAATTGACGACAAGGTTGAAACAAACAAGCTCCAACAGCAACTCAATGATCTAGTAGAAGACCAAATCCGCCTCCAAAAGCGGATTTTAGAAGCCCAAGATCCCTCTAACTTACAAGACCTACTGGACATTGAAAATGCGAAATTACAAACAGTTCAAGACCAGAGTATCGCACTGGAAAAACAATCTGGGATTTTCAAGGAACAGGCTAAACTTCAAGAAAATACAAACAAGTTGGCAGACGGCTTTGCTTCTAGGTTAGGAATATCTAAAAGTGTTATTCTGGAATCTGCGATTGGGTTCAAAGATCAGTTTAAGGCCCTTCGCGGTGTGCACGAAGAGGCCGGCAAGACGGTACCATCAATGTCGGCAATTGCTGATATGGCTCAAGGGCTTGGAGGTTCTTTTGCAATGGCTCTCAATCCGCTCAACATTATTGAGTCGTTGATGGGGGCGATATTCAAGGCATCCTTAGAGTTTTTCACCCGTACGTCTGCGGCTATGGCACAGTTTGCAGCGACGGCTGGAGACTTGGGGACAGCTTCTAAAGCTGTCGGGCAAGCAATGGACTTGTCGTTGGGAGTAAATATTGAGCATGCTGCAAAAGCGGCCTCGGGGTTAGCCGCCAGCTTTACAGAATTCACTTCGGTCTCGTTGCCGCTCCAAAAAAGAATCATTCGCACATCAGCTGCTCTGGAAAGGGTAGGAATTAGTGCATCTGTTAGCGGCGAGCAACTAACTTACTTTACACAGGCAGCTGGGATGTCTTTGCCAAAGGCAGAAAAGCAAATGAAACAATTGGCTGTCTCGGCGGCATCTTTCGGTAAAACTCCTGGCCAATTCGCTAGTGAGTTTGTATCGGCATCGAAGACTTTGGCATCGCACGGACCAAATATGATGAAGGTTTTCCTCGATCTAGAATCAGTCGCCAAGGCTAGCGGAATTGCCATGGAGGGATTGCTACAGATCGCGGGCCGCTTTGATACGTTTGATTCTGCTGCATCTTCTGTTGGTAATTTGAATGCTCTGATGGGAGGAGACTATCTCAATACACTTGAGATGATGAACATGACAGAAAAGGAGAGAATTGAGGCGCTTAAGCGTAGCCTAGAGATGAACGGTAAGAGTTTTGATCAAAT